CCGCCGCCGAAGCCACCGCCGCCGAAGCCGCCACCTCCCATTTCGCCGCCACCTTCTGGAATTTGACCACCTAATCTTTGCATTTCAATGAATTTATATTTATTGTTCTCTTCTATATCAGCATCAGTGAATTTCATAATGTGACGAACAATCCATTCAATACTTAAATATGCCTTGCCAGCAGCGTCCATAAGGGATGAACTTAAAGTTTGTGCAATTTGAGCTCTTTCACTTAAATTTTTCAAATGACGCCATTCTTCAAATAATGTATCAGAAATGAATTCTAATTTTATAGCATTATTAAAATCAAGATCGTCTTTCAATTCTGGATATTCCAAAATCATTTGAATTTTTAAAGGCTTAACTAAAATTTCTTTAAAAATTGTTCTTATTCTATTAATGAAGTTCTTAAACTTAACTTCATCTCTAGTAATAGCTGCACTTGAATCGTAAGCGTAAGATCCACCACCTTGTTCTTCATCAAAACGTTGAAAAGGAAGTTTGCTTGCTCTTTTCAAAATCTTATAAAACCATTGAAGAACTATATCTTCATTCAAATTTACTTGAGTTGGTTGTAATATTTCAACACTTGGTACACCAGCCGACCCCTCAGGGAACCAATAGTCCTTACTAAAAGGAATATTAGTCTGACCGTTTATAGATACAGTACCCATCCTTTCATCCCACTGAACATCATCATGATATTCACTCATTAACTCGTAAACTTGCTGTTCGGCTTGTTGACGAGTTAATCCCCCAACTGGTATTTTAAATGCTTTGTAAATAGAAGCCTGATTTATATTGTAAAGTAATCTTGCCTGTTCAATCATTTTTAATTGGTTGAAAGGACGAATCAAATTCTCTACATAAGAAGTTTCACCATACTCATTATTATTAGAATACGAAATATAAATAATCTGTGAATCCAATAAAATTCTTCTAAGAGCTGGATTATCAGGATGTTGAATCCAGATCATCGTGTTGGTGTTTGGATCTGTTGCAACTATAAGTGTAATTGGGTCGATTGGGGCTAAATCAATAATGTTCTTTTGTTTATCGTCGTAGACTATTTCATAAGAAATATAACCATCAATAAGTAGGTTTTTAAGATAGTTCCAAGCAGTTTGTCCTTCGTTAAAGTTGAAGGTGTTGATAAGTTTAGTGAAATTTTCTTGATATTTTTGTTTTATAGTTTGCTCATAAGTGTCTGGAAGATCTTTTACAAAACAGAATCTATTATTTTCGTCGTAGATTATACATTCATCTGCTATTTGTGTGATAAAATCTTTTATTTCATCTTTTATAGAATATTGTCTTAAAATTTTACGTTTATCGAGGTATGTTCTATCGAGGTATGCAATTGATTTTTTATCTAAGAATCTTGCTATAGTTTTCTTCGTAAACAAATCATACATATTTGAACTATTAGGTTGATAAAGAACATCCGTTGTTTCTTCGTGAACACCAATAGAATATGCGTTTCTAATACGCATATCATTATATTCCAATCCACCAAACATAGTGGAAAGTCCTCTTAATATCCTGTTGAACAAACCAAAATTAGTGGTATTTGTACCTTGTTGATTTTGATTTCCTCTATAACGATCATAACTTGCCATATTAATTATTAATTTTTACTATATATAAATCTTTTATTGTCATTTTTGTTATGCTTGATTTTCATAGATTTTATACTGATTTTCGAGCAATCTGAGTTGCTCGTAATATTCTTTAACGTCGTTCGAGTAACCATTTGCGGTCTTTTCGTAAGCCTTTAAAAGTTCAGCCAATTTTGCTCTTTCTTTATCCACATCACTATCTTTCATAGCTCTTTCCATTTCTATACGATTAATAATCTTTGAATCTATAAAAATTAGCCTTGATACTATAGTAGTAGATACTGCATAAATTTTTGGTTGTCCAATATCTATACCAACAAATTTAGTATAATCGTAAGCTGTAATGCAATAATTAAAATTTCCGTTATCTCTAAGAGATTTATAAACCGATTCGAAATTTACTTTCATCGGTTTTTCTTCATTTACATTTAATCCGTTGCTATTATTTACATCATTTTTATCAATGATATCTTTAAACATTTTCCATATTTTATCAAAGAAAACTATTTTATATCTAAAGGGCAAGTAATCAAGATTCATGGCGTAAATTATTCTTTTCTGTAACTCTGGGCTATATCTATCGTCTATAACAAAAATAGGACACCACAATTTATTACCGTTATAATTATATTGCACAACATAAAATTTACCTTTCTCTATTCTACCATTCTTAGATTGTCTAACTTGTAAACTTGGATTTCTCATGATCAATTCAAATATCATTCTAGTTGATTCTTCAACCAAAGGTTTCATTTGATTATCATATTGACCCATTAGGGCTGTACAATATTTTCCAAAGGTTTCTGCCATACATTAAAATAATTTTACACCGGTTTCGTTAAAGGCTCTTTCAGTTAGAACATAAAATTCCAATCCTTTTTTATCACAAAAATTTTTTGCAGCTTTCCATTTCAATATGTTTTTCTGAAAAGTTTTTAACTTATATTCATAATTTTCCAAAGCTTTTAATGTTTTTGATTGTGGTGGAATAGGAGGAAGAAGAGGTGTGTTTTCTGTTTCAGTCCCTTTTTTTGATCCTGGACTATATTCGTTCCAAGGCTTTATCTCTATTACTACTTTTGATATAGATCCATCTAATTTTAAAATTTCACAATAAGCGTCAGGATAATAACGATTAGTTGTCCATTTTTGATTTTCCATTATTTCATATGGAATAGTTACACCTTCTACGTTCCATTTCAAAACTCTAGGATTATTATCCAAGAAGAAATATAATTTATATTCCCAACTGCTTCTGAAATATATACAAGTTGGATCTCCAAGATATTTCGGAGGATTTAAAAGGTTATATTTTCCTTGTGAGTACTTATCACCTTTATTTGGTTTAGCTCTGTATCCCATGTCATTTTATTTTTTTTTAAATATTGTGAAAACCTTCACCGTCATTACATGAATCCAGACTAATAATTTGAACCTTCTCTTGATTTGTTTTTTTTTGAGTTAAATCATTATATCCTTGGGCCATGCCACGCTTAAAAATTTCGGAAAAATAAGGAAGGGCTAATCTATATTTTTTTTCATTGAAGTTCGCCCATTTTTCAAACATAAATAATAATCCTGTTTGAAGACAATCATTTCTATCATCCTGAGTTTTGTACATGTTATTCTTTTTACGAATCATGTTTTCACCTATTAATATAAACATTCTCTCAGCTCTTTTTGTAAGAAAGCCGCGGCCTTTGCTCAACACTATTTCATAAAACAACTCTGTATCATCCAAGTAGTTAGCCATTTTTTCACTTTATTTTTTATAGATTTCATCTAATAATTTATGTTTGCGTAATTTATCATGAACGTAAGAATTATTTTTTCTTAGATCATTCTTATTTTTGTACTTAGTAGCCTCTTCTTTACATTTTTCCAAATTCCAATAGTTATCTGGTTTTCTACCTTCCACCATATGTGAACAAATTTCATCTAACCATCCATTCCTCCTGACTCTATCCCAAGCACTACAAGACCCATAATAAAATTCACTCCTGGAATTATATTTTAAAGCTTCTTTTCTACATTCTTCTTTATCCCATTTTTGATATTTGTAAAATAAATGAGAACCAATCTCATCTAACCAATCGTTTTGATAAGCTGCCTTGTAAGCCCCATTGGATTTTTCTCTAAAATCCAATATATAGTGATATTTTAACGCTTCCTCTCTACATTTTTCTTTTGTCCATTTTACAATATTACTACCCAACGCTCCAGTTTTAGACTTATTTAAAATAAAATATCCATCCTCTTTTGATTTAATTTTCCAATATTCTTCTTGTTTCTTTGCTTCTTCAATGTCCATATAATCTGTTAATTGTTCGTATGTAGGATTTAATCCAGTTTCGACCATATGAAGATATACACTACTATTCGTTTTAGTTAAATGTGACAATTTTCTTTTATCAGGATTATGCGTTAAACCAATGTAACAATAATTATCAGGAAAAATAAATCTATAAATTAATCTTTTGTACCTATTACCCAAAGGTTCCATGTGTGAACATATTTCATCCAACCACCCATTCAAAAGAGCAGCCGGATATGCCCCCTTAGAATTTCTTTTAAAATCTATTCTATGTTCGTATTTTAATGCCTCTTCATGACATTTTTCTTTATTCCATTTATAATTTGATGGTATAAATTTTATTTTAGCCAAAGCATTTTATTATTTTTTGGGAAACAAGTATTGTTGAAAATAATAGCTAGAATGGCTTGAAAGGCTTGATTTTATTATGTAATCGATTGATTGCTAGGATGGCCTGTAACTCTTTAATAATCAGTTTGAACCTTATATTATCAATGAACAAAAAAGTTTGAAAAAAAAGCTCATATTTCATTGAAGAAATATGAGCTTTGAGTTAACTTATTGAGGCTTACTTTATTAAAGATTTCTTGAATTGGATTTTTTGGTCTCTAACTTTGTTAAGTTCTTTATATAAATTATGTCTTTGAACTAGTACATTATCGAATGTTAATTTAAGAGATTTGTCTGATTCAAGTAAAGCTTGTTCGTTTTTAAGTTCGTCGATTGCTTCATTGATATCTTTAATTTTGAGTTCAATTGATTTTTCTTTGTCTTCTAAAGTCTTCAATTGTTTCAATTCTTTTGAAAGTTTGTTTTCGAAGAAATGAGTTAAATCAAAATCTAAATCTTTCTTTACGTCGTTAATAAGTTCGTTAACTGATTCATAAGCGTAGAATGAACTGCCTGTACGAATATCCTTTGAGTAGAGATACATTTTATCTTTATAATTGAAAGCATATGCTTCTAAATAAGGATTGAGAATGTTTGTTACTTTCATCGCGATATCTAATTCTACTAGGTTATTTAAGTTTTCTTTTAATGTGTTAATTAATAAGAAATAGTCTCTCTTTAAATAAGGAATGATAGGTGAATTGAAAACGTTTTCTAATGTGGTCTCCGAATCTAATTTTTCTTCATTGATAAACATTGATTTGTCACTTTTTGTTGAAAGGCTTAACATTACGTTTTCGTCAATTTTGAAAGAAATTTTATCATTTTCAATAGTTGAAAGTTTCATACATTGTTCTAGGACTCTGATTTCTCTTATTTTGTCGTCGTCTTCAATATAATCTTCGGCTAGTATTTGTTTTACTTCTTTATCATCAATCATAAACCAACGATCGCTTACAAATGCCATATAACCATTTTCTATTTTTTCTACGATGGTATAAACTTTTTCACCTTTGCCTGAATTTGCCATGTTCTGTCTCTCGAGTGGCGATTTTGTTAAATTGAATACGAAACTCTTGATTTGTGGTACCCAGTCATACATACGAAGCTCATTAAGGATTGATTCCATTCTAGCGTCATCGTCTGATTTGTTAATAATTTCAAGAATAGTATTTAAAGGTTGTCTATATAACATACCTTGATTTTCACGTTCTACTCTTTTGTATAGGTCTTTCAACTCATATACTAAAGGATAAGATTTCATTTCGTTATCTAATCCTTCGAGGAATAATTTTACATCATAGTCATAAGTATATTTCAAAAGTTTTTCGTTAATCGATTTAACGAATTCTTTTTCTGACATGTTATCATAATTGATAATGTATCCTTCTACTAAGCTAGCGATGTCAGATTGATCAAAAGTCAATCTATTTCTAAAATTGAATAAATCTAATTTAAAGTTTTTCATATCTGTCTTATTTATTTTTTATTTTTATATTTTTATAATCTCTTCTTTTTTGGTCTGCCTGACCATTCTGTTTTTTCTTCTTTGTTTTTATTTTCTTCTTTTTCTTCTCTAAGACAATCTGCGCAAAGAACTTCTTTAGCTGATTTTCCTTGTTTTGCAAATTCGTGTCCGAATTTTTTTCCACATTTATGACATCTATTTTTTTCATCAAAATGGGAACCTTCTGTTTTCTTTAGTGAATCTATAATATCCTCAGTGATATCAAGTATTTGTCCTAGTTTTTTAATAGTATGTCTTTCAGATGGTTTTAGTTTTTTTATTATATGTAAATCACGTATAATATCATCAATGTAATGTCCTGCATTTTCGTGATGTTCGCCTTCATTTAAAATATCTAAACCAACATCAGTTCTTTTAGTAGATTTCTGTAGTTTTGATTTAAATGTTTTTTCAAAATCGTCAAACCCCAAAAGGTTATTCAATTTTTTATCGATGCCTCTTTCGTCAAAAACATCTTTTCCTGGTGTATTTTCCATAATCTTTTATTATTTTTTATTTTCAATTGCGTGTTCCTGAAAAATCGTCAGCTAATCCTCTTAGTCTTATTATTATACTTTCTAATGATGGTTCTCCGTTATCTCTAAAATTTTCTAAATCATTAACAACTTTTAATAATTTTCCCTTCGGATTATTTGGCGAACATCCTGGTTCGTGAGTGGATATAAGACTACCAATATCATTAATAACATTTCTACCAGTCCATTCTTCATTTACTTTTCCGAATTCTTTTACGTGTTTCATATTTTTATTTTACTTTTATTGTTAAATATTTAATCCATTGATCATTATCATACCAATCCCAAAAATCAACACCATCAATTCCAGCTTGGTGTGCATTCTCACATGCCTTTTGAAGTTCTTTTATAGTTATTGTGTTCCCTTCATTCCATTCTTCGTTTACTTTTCCGAATTCTTTCACGTGTTTCATATTTTTAAATTATTTTTATATTCCGTGCATTTGACATTCTTTTTCATATTCATCATAATCAACATACCATTGTTTAATTGGGACATTTGGCATTTTAAAATCAGATTCGTAGACTTGTTTAGCTAAAGATAATTCTGAATTATCACCAAATAATAATCCCTTTTTTGTTATAAAACAATGACCAAATGGTAATTTGAAATGTTTTACTGTCTCATTTATAAAATTATCAAAATTTTTTATCATTCGTATCTTTTACATTTTGTAATTTTTTGATATAATACAAAGATATATATTAAGTAAAAAAACTGGTTTTTTTCCAATTTCAGGACATGTAATCGTCGATATCGTAGAAGGATATTTCTTCAACGTAGTCGTACTTATTTCTAAGTTCGTCTATCACGTCGTCTATAAGATACTTATTGGAATATATATAAGGAAGGTCGTCTGGATCCAGTCCGTTGACGAGCGTAACTTTCCAGTCAAAGTTTTGAACAAGTTTTATGACACATTTCTCGTCATCTTCTTCGATGAAAATATAAAACACGTTTTCTGTGGATGTCATAGTTAGCAGTTTTTGCCGATATATATTTAAATATATATTGCTTATTTGGCAAAAACTGGCTTCGGAGACACGTAATTTAATGTAATAATATAATTTGAACAATTTTCTTTAACACTATATTGATTGAATTTGAAATTTTTCCAATCAGTACTATTCAAATATCTAATTATTTGCATAATACCTTTCTTGTCTGGATTACATTTATAATGTAATTTCACAATTTTATCATGATAGTCATGTTCGGTTTTGATTATATTATCCTCAATGTTATTATTCATAATTTTTTTTATTTTATTTTATCTTTTTCGGATTTACCTTCTTTTAATCTATTATAGGAATATCGAACTATATTAGAATATTGTTTCTGAATAGATTTTATTTCATCTAATTTATCTGTTTTATAAGGCAATTTAATGGTAATCAATTTTATCTATCTACTTTTTGAGGTTGTCCATTCACGCCATTCAATTGAATGCGAGGATGGTTGGGTATATAATTTCCCGCGTTACTTGCTAATCTTCCTGTTGTTGGTGTATAATAAGATAATGTATCTAATGAAGGATATAATTTATGATCCACAGGATCTAATTGTATAGACACTGAACTAAAAAAAGTTTTACCTTCATCTATATAAGAAGCATTATGCATAACCTGTTGTGCTTTATATAACCATTTATGATCGATGGCGTAATCAATATACAATTTTTTATCTGCGTCATTTATGGTATAAATTCTATCCATATATACTCTTCCAGTTGGTTTACGCATTCCCACCCAGACAAGAGCTCTACCCATTAATTTATTATCTTCATTTAATAAAACAAGTAGATTGCATTTTTCTGGATTTTTAACATAAATATCAAAAAATTTTTGTGCTTTATCACCTTTCATACAAGACGAATTTACATCTCCTTGTTTCTTATTTGCGTAATGATCTTCTAAATACCAATATCTTATTTCTTCTCCTTTAACTAGTTCTAGATTTACTAAAGCTTTTTTCAATTCTGCTTTAAAATCATTAACAAATTTTTCAATTTGAGGCTGAGTGAATTTATCTGGAAATAATCTATTGACTATTCGACCAACAGATATTTCTTGTCTTCCTTTAGCTGAAAATGGATCTCCCATATCAGGTCCTACTTTATTTGCTGGAAGAAAAGAAATTTTATCGTTTTTATCTTTATTATCGAAACAATCTAAATATGTAATATCTGATCCACCTGGAGTGCTTCCGATAATAGTATTATCTAATATAGCGTTGGATATAGGATCATTTATAGAACGTAAAATTTTACGAAGTTTATCAGATATGTTGATTGTTAAATCATTAGCTTCATTCAAAAAGTCTCGATAGTTATATAAGATCATTGAGCATTTGTTTATTTTATTTGCTCTGGCTCAATCTTTTGGCCCCGCCTTTTGCGCTTTTAAGCATATATCTTTCCATTACTTGACCAGTTTTTGGATTTAATGCAGGCTTTCCTCTGGTTGTGGATAATCTACCTGAATCTGGTGTATAATAACACATAGTATCCATATAAGGAAATGTGTTAAACATGCCGTGATTGGGAAGTTTTGTCGTCATTTGTTTATCCGATACTTTTCCATTAACAACATATGTTAAACAATCTTTAGCTTGATTGGTTTTCCACCACCAACCTTTTTCTTTACAATAATTTATAAAAATATGAACATCTGATTCGTTAGTATAATATATTCTATCCATAAAAGTTCCTTTAGCTGGATTTTGTGGATTTTCCACAACAAAAACTTCATCCCAAACTATTGCTCTGCAAACTAATTTATTATCACTATTAGTCATAATAAGAAGACCACATTTTTCTGGATTGGCACAATATATATCAAAGAATCCTTGTTTTTCAGCTTGTTTTAGACAAGATTTCATTAGAGGAGTTATAACATCCATTACACCTTCCTCAGGTGCTTCTTCTATTCCTGGAGTTGGATTAAAATAATTTTTAACGTGATACCAAGCTCTAAGCTCTTCGCCTCTAACTAATCTAATTTTATAATTTTGTGCGTCTAGTTTTGCTTTGAATTGATGTACAAAATTTTCCAATTCTTTTGATCCTGCGTATTTGTTTAGAACTCTTGGAACAAACGCACCAATTCTCATTGGTTGTCTATATTTTTCACCCCAAACTACACTACTTGGAGATGGAGCGGTTAAATCTTGTTCAGTAATCCCTTCTAATCTAGTCGCTCTATTTGGTGGCAAAAAACTAAGTGTATCTAAATCTTTTGTTAAATCAAAATAAGAAAATTGAAATCTATTATCAGATCCGACTAAAGCCAATAATTCTTTTGATATAGGATTATCTATACTTTTGAACATATCAATAAGTTTCGGCGAAAAAAACATTGGAAGTTCTTTTGCTGTTAGTTCATTTTCATATAAATAACCATTAAAATTTTTTAATCCCACATCAATTAATTATTTTAGTCTATTCTAGCAGCTGATCCATCCGCACTTTGCAATTGGAATCTTTTCATACCTTCAACTGGATTACCTGCGTCCGATCCTAATCTGCCTGTACTAGGATTATAGAATTTCATTGTATCCATGTAAGGATAATGTTTATATTCTCTTGGAATCAAAGCTATTGCTATAGATTTCTGAACTCTTTGACCGTTTTCCATATAAGAAGCGTCGTGTGCTGTTTGTGCATATTTATACAACCAACCTCTTTCCATAGCATATTTCTTAAAAATTTCCTCGTCACCACCCTGTTTTGCTGTATATATTCTATCCATAAAAGTTTTATCTGTTGGTTTTCTAAGACCTATCCAAACAAGTGCTCTACCAATTAGTTTATTATTTTCGTTGGTTAAAATTAACATATTACATTTATCTGGATTTTTACAATAAATATCAAAGAAAGGTTGACAGTTTTTAGTACTATTTTCATAGCTCATACACGAAGCCAACGTGCCTTCTTTAGAAGCGTAATTTTTTTCACTATACCAAAATCTAATATCTTCACCTTTTACTAATCTTAATCTATCTAATATTTGAGTAGCTTGTATTTCACCTTTATATGATCTAATAAATTTATCAACAGCGACATCAGAAAATTCCATAAGTCCGTCTGCTCTAACATCAGAAAATAATTTACCAATTAATTTTCCAACTGATACTGTTTGTCTAGCCGAAGCCGTCCACATAGGACTATTTGCTGCTGGTGGTTTGTTAGCGTCTTCCTGATCTTTAAAGTCCATTGCTCTCCAAGCTCTTTGAGCTGGCATAAATGATATAGTATCTTCTTTTCCTTCCACTATATCTAAATAAGATATATCTAGTAAGTCATCAGATTGAGCTAAATTTAATATTCTATTAGCTACAGTCTTAATTTGAAAATCCCCAGTTTTTATCATTTTATGCAATAATTCAGTAAACTTGGGCGAAAGAAAAAGTTTTATTAATTTTTTTTTACTTTTTATGAATTTTTTAGGATCATCCATCATCTCGTCCGCTTCATTTATAAAATGTCCGTAAGGTGATATTATTTTACTCATTTTAGTATATTTTATTATTTTTTATCTATCTATTACAGATTTACTTCCATCCTGTCCTCTTAAATTATATCTTGGAAATACCTTCGATGGATCATTTGGATCCCTACCAGGATTTCCAGGTGTTGAAGCAGCTCTTCCAGTGGCTGGCGTATAATACATCATCGTATCTGCATACGGATAATATTTATAATCAGTTGGTTTCAAACGAGTTGCAACAGAAGTTGTTTTTCTTTGACCGTTTAACAAGAATGAGTCACCATTTTTATATATCCAACCGTGATCGTTTGCGTATTTATGAAAAACTGCTTGTATATCACTTCTATGGTTTACATAATATACTCTATCTAATAAAGTATATGGATTTTTATCTTCTTGTGTATCTCCACTAGGTTTCATTAGATTATTCCAAACGAGTGCTCTACCTAATATCATATCTGGTTTTGCGTCATCAAAATAAATTAACAATCCGCATTTTTCAGGATTATTTGTATAAATACCAAAGTATTCTTGACATTTATCATATCTCATACAAGAGCCAAGTTCACCATTATATCTTGAAAAATGATACCAATATTTAATATCATCACCGTGTACAACTTTAAATCTTTCTGCTTCTTTATCTTTTATATCAACCTCGGGACGATATCTATTATAGAATCGATCTATGTCCATGTTTGTAAATTCTCCAGGAAAAAGTCTATTAATTAATTTCCCCCATCCAGTACTTTGTCTTAAACTACTTGTCCATACAGGATTATTAGCGTCGAATCTTTTTAAGTTTTTTGGATCTTCAACCACCCTAGATAATCTATCAGCTGGCATGAAAGATACATTCTTGCTATCTTTATCTACATCAAGAAAAGATACATTACTTAATGTTTTTCCTTCACTATCAAGTAATTTCTTAGCCAATGGTTCAGATATTATCTTAACAAGTATCTTAACTAGGTTATCTGATATAAAGAAAGGAATATCATTTTCATTGGCTTCATTCACGTAACCTCCGAATTTTAAAATATAATTATCATTCATTTTGCGAAGTTAATAATTTTTTCGTTTATATATTAATTTTTTTTTTCATTTTTATTTTAAATAAAACGTATAGAAAAAGGCAAAGGTATTCCGCTAGCTCCAGGAAAAGTATATTGTAAAATTTTATATGTACATGACCAATTTACACCTGGAAAAGAATCCGTACTAACAGTTTTGTCGAACAATGTGCTTGGTGACGGTGTGTACCACCCGACATTATTTGGATTATATTGAATACTACCATAAGAAGATGGATACCCAAAATATAACAATTTAGCGAAGGGTGTTGGTTGAACATAAATTGTTAAATCTCCCCTTGATTGTATCAATTTACCACTACCAGTCGAAGGTGTACAAGCATCTTTATAAAAATAAATTGCTGGTTTTAAAGAAGATGAACTACCTGGGTTAAAATAAGCGTCATTTTGTACTGAATTTTTCATTGCCCATAAAAACGGGAATACGGAGCTTACACTTGTAGTGCCACTTCTAACATATTGAGGGATACCACAATCAATATAAGCGTTTTCTGTTAAATTCCAAGAATCTATATCAGTAGAAACTGGTGAAAATGTTAAAGTTTGACCTCCTATAGAACTTATAATATAAGTTGGTTGAAATCCTGACCAACTTAAAATTGTTGGCGCTTGTGGACCAGGAGGAGGTGGGCTGCTTATTTGTTGTATATATCCATCAATAAAATATGTTTCATCGTTTTGCACTGTTTCACCAGATACTACAATATTATTTACTGTTCCTATTTCATATAAACTTTGCTGTGTACCATTAGCATTTTTTATATAAACTGTAATTGTTGGAAATATTGATATTCCTCCAGTTCTCACTGTAGTTACTGGAAATGTGTATCCTATTCCAGATGAATTAATAGCGTAAGCTGTTATCCAATAATCCGTAGTTTGAGTTAATCCAGTTATAGTATCTGTGAAATTACCACCACCATCAATAGAAACAGAACTACTCCATCTAGTACAATCAGCTCCACCTATAGTTGGATTATTATTTATAGTAGAATAACAAAAACCTTTGTCTATTAGTGAAAGATTACCATAGTCAGTTATTTGAGATTTACATTTTACGTTTTGATTCGACATTTATTATATTTTATTTTTAAGCAGGACTACAACCAATCATTATTATAGTTGGAGGAGTATATATTAAAGTTCTAAAACTTGTATCGGTCGCATATGTTGTTCCTGCACTATTTGTAGCATAAACCCTCACATGATATATTGTATTTGGAACAAGTCCTGTCATAGTAGTGCTGAATGCACCAGTTCCACCAGCACCTAAATTTGTATGAGGATCAGATGTAGTTGGATTAGATGATGTTGACCAACAAGCTCCGTAAGCAGTTATTGGGGCATTTCCGTTGTCAGTGATATTACCATTTGCTACTGCACTAACATCAATTATATTTGTTGTTACACCAGATATAATTGAAGGTGGTGATGTGGAACCAACTGTACTAGTAGTAAAAGAAACTTTTGTTCCGACTCCAACCCCAATTGAGTTCTCAGCAAAAGGTATGAAATAATATGTAGTCGAAGCAGTTAATCCAGTTACATTCAAATTGAAGTAAATTGGAACACTCCCAATAAAAGTAGTATAATATGTTGTAGTCGGCGGATCAGTAGTATCACAATAAAAACCAGCACCCAAAATAACATCTCCACCTATACTTGATATTATTCCATTCAATAAAACACTAGATTGAGTTATAGAACTATAACCATTATTTTGTACTGATGGAATACCAGTAGATTGTGTTGTAATAAAAGAAGTTTTTGGATCACCATAAGTTAAACCAGTTACATTCATAGCATAAGCTCTTACATAATAAGTAATGCCGCTTAATAATCCACCCATAAGTATATTAATATTGCCCATTGATCCACCATCACTTACATAATGATTTGTTGAAGTATTTCCTGTTACTGGATCATTATTAATATCTGTAGTCCAGCAAATACCTCTATCTAAAATAGTAGCCCCTCCATTATTAATAACTCTACCATTTCCTATAGCACTGTTATATGTTATAGAAGTAGATCCACTAGTTATTACTGTTGGTAAGAGTGGTCTAGCTGATGGTGATGGCGGTAGTAAGTTACCTTCTACGGTATTAGTAGATAAATAACCACTCAGAAATAAACCATCTATTATCATTCCATCATAAAAATGACCTTTCATCCAAGTTCCATTTATCCATAATCCATTGTACCATATGCCATTATGCCATGTACAATCTGTGTAATGTGTTGATCCTGTATTTGTATTGAATATTCCACCGTACCAATATCCATTATAAAAATTTCCGTTATGGAAATGACCACCGTACCATTTTCCCCCATTGAAATTGCCTTGTATCCAATGCGTTTTATTATTATCAATACTTGGTATAGTATTTCCACTCACGTCTATATTTAAACCTGAGTGGAACTCTCCGTTGTAGAAAGTGCCTTTCCACCATTTCGTCTGTGATAACTCCAGATTGGCTGTGCCAAATCTACTTTTAATATTTGAATCTATTTGATAAAAACTGCCATCGTACCAATTTCCTTCTACAAAATCGCCACCATACCATAGGCCATTGTACCAATCATATCTAGCAAAAGTGCCGTTGTAAAATTTACCATATAACCAATATGATTGAATCATATTACCTGCGTAAAATATTCCATTATACCAAACAGAATTTTTAAATATACCAGTATGAAACTTGCCATCAAGCCAATAAGCTGTAGAAAATGTTCTTCCAGTTAGATCATAATATGTCATACCTGACACGACTCTATCATATCCAAAAGTGCCGTCATAGAAATCTCCTTGTTCCCATAATCCGCTTCTAAATTCTGAATATGTACTATTTTTATCTAATATTACAAATCTATTTGAAATAACCATAGCAGTGTCAAGTAAATAAGAATACCACTTGCCATTATCCCAAATACCGTCGTGCCAAATACCAGAGTACCAAGTACCATTTTCCCATTCTCCACAAATCCATTCACCTGAAAACCAAACGAGTCCGTTTTCATCTTCACCCAAAATACAATTTTTAACACTGGCGTTTAATACCCAATTGTATTTTATTTTTAATCTTTCAATGGTCATACCACTGACCAATATGATATTATCAATGTTCTCACTTGTGTTTACTATCTCAACTTTAAATGTCATTAATCTATATATTATTTTATGTATTATAATTTAACGTCCATCCTTTACTAATTAAACTAGTTCTAGCAATATTAGAATAAACAGAAGGTTTTCCATTATTATCTCCTGTAGTATTAATATAACCACCAAATGTTAAAAATGTATCTGCTACATTATATATATCGTCTATTTCATCATTAGAAAAATAATTATCAATTAATTTTATTGTATTTAAAGATATCATGCCATCTAGATTTATTTGAGTTAAATAATTTCCAGTTAAATCTAAATAAGATAAATTTTTCATGTTGTTAATTGATACAGTATTTGTTCCACCTATTGAATAATTATACGGCAAAATGATTAAACTTGTTATTTTATCCAACCAGCCTGTTGCTGTTATAGTATAAGTGGCAGCACTAGTATAGTTATGTATAATACTAGTACTTGTTCCGCTACTTAATACGAAATCTTGGGTGTTACCATCACCGTAATCTAGAGATAAATCTATTTGATAGTTGGAATATAGAGTAGCTGAAAAATCTCCAAAATGAGAATCAAAAACAATTGTAAAAGAGTCGACAGGCACTCCATTATCGTTATCAAATGTAGATACCATATTATCGTTTAATATTGGAACAGGAATTTTAGTTAGTTTATCTATTCCTATATCTATTAATTCTATTGGTTTTAATTTTAATTTTGTATCCATTATATTGTTATTGTTTTCCATACACAAGTGGTTATATTACATGTTCCCTCAGCTCTTACATAATAAGTACCAGATGATGTTGCTGTATAACTTGTTCCATTTCCTACGAATGTTCCACCACCGGATGTTCCACATCCTCCTTTGTACCAGAACCATTGAGCACCAGTTCCGAGTGATCCTCCGATTTCAGTTAATGTTTTACTAGACACTGAGGTGAAAAAACTAGTTATAGATGTAGCGGGAGTGGAATTAGTATAAGCCACTATATTGATTGTAGCACAAGAAGTTGCATTACATGTTCCCTCAGCTCTAACATAATAGTTACCAGGCAGTGTCACAGTAATA